GCCTGGGCTGACTCACCATTTCCAACTGAATTAGCAACTGCGGTTGCAGAGTTTGCGGGGTCACACCCACTATTTCGCATGGATATGGTGGGTCACACCCACTATTTCGCATGGATATGAACGTTTAAGGAGTGACGATATGGATTTTGGAGAAGCATTAAAAGCAATGAAGCGCGGGAAACGAGTGCGGCGTTCGGGTTGGAACGGCAAAGGTATTTTTATCAGTATTATTTTTGGCGAATCCTATGAGGATGCAAGTCGCAATAAATATATGACGCATGATTATATTTGTATTGATACCACCGGGTTAAAGACTGACAACGAATACTCACCTAAAGACCGTGTTCCGTGGGTGGCCAGTCAAACAGACATGTTGGCTGATGATTGGAAACTAGTTGAAACTCAAGCAGAGCAAACAAAGCGAGTGATTAAGCGAATGCGTGATAGTTCAAGAAAGGCTCAAAAAAACTTATTACAAATTCAACGATCAACATAAAAATCAATGTTGATGATGACAGCTTGAAAACAGCCGTTAAAAAAATCGATGAGCATTTATCTATGAGTTATCGACCGGTTTCAACGGCGTATCTCACACTTAGCGATGCCGAACACGTTCGAGGAGTGGCAATCCCATTTAAAACCAGTTATCCTGATCAAATTAAGGAAGTTCAAGATGTATTGCAGCAAAACATCGATGGCGGATGCGGATTGATTAGCATTAATTAACTCGCGACAGTTAAAGTGAAATAATTTAATGCTTTTTCTGAAACAACTCAACACAAATCTAATGGTCGGAGGTGGTGAACTTGATTGGCACGAGCACGAAATCCTAAAAGAGATAAAGCAAAGAAAATGTGGCTTGATTCCGACGGTAAACGGCATTTGAAGGATATTGCCGAAGAATTAGGAGTATCACCAAGCCAAATTCGCAAATGGAAATCGCTAGATAAGTGGTCCGATGAGCTCAAAGGTAACGTTACCAATGATGACGATGCTGAAAAGGAGCGTTACCATTCGGCACGTTACAATCAGAATGCAGCAGGCAATAGTGGCGGAGCACCACCGGGAAACCAGAATGCTGTTGGAAACTTAGGTGGCGCCCCCAGGGGCAACAACAATGCCTTAGTGACCGGTGAGTACGAGACAATCGACTTTGACACAATGTCGGAAAAAGAACGCGTACTTTTCGAAGGTGTGACGGATGATCCTTTGCTGACAATAAACACTCAAATACGGACATTGAAAATTCGTCAGCACCGAATCATGGAGCGAATAAAGATTCGCCAAGAAATGGATGATTCTGATGCTATGGAGCGCTCCGTTGATGTGTTTTTTCTTGGCTCAAAAGCCATTCCTGAAAAGGGAAAAGTCACACAGCCCAGAAAGATTGATGACTTAGCTCGTCTGGATTCGGCACTTAATGCGGTCAATTCTGCACTTATGCGGGCAGTCAAGCAAAAGCAGCAGATCATTAGTTCTCTCAGTGATGAGCGTCGTAGCTTGCTGGGTGTTCAGGTTGAATTGGCTAAAAATGAATTACTGAATGTGAAGGAAAAGACTGGTGAACTTAACTTGCGTAAGCAAATGGGCCAATTATCAGTTGAGGAGTTGAGATCTATGCGAAAGGGGAGCGAAGCATGATTCTTTCCGATTTATCGGCCGAGCAACGAGAGTATTTGGCCGAAGAGGCGGAGTTCGAACTATCTCGCCGTAGTTATGAGGAGTACTTCATGATGACTCAAAATTGGGGTCGAGATGAGGGTGATGCAAAGCGTACGGTCATGTACCCTTACACAAAAATGATTTGTAACGCACTGCAGCCTATTCTTGATGGCGAGCGGCGCTTTTTAATAGTTGAAATGCCGCCACAGCATGGTAAATCGACTACTATTACTGAAACTTTTCCATCAGCTTTTTTAATGAAGAACCCAGATAAAGAAGTCATGGTTACCAGCTACGCTGATGACCTAGCACAACGTTTTGGTACTCGAAACTTAGAGAAGTTCGACCAATTTGCTGGTCGTATGTATGGATTAAAAGTATCTGACCGCAAACACACTGCTAATGAATGGCAAATCGCCGGGCACCGCGGTGCCATGCATAGTACAACCATTCTTGGGGCGGCTACTGGTAAGCATGCCGACTTGCTAATTGTGGATGATCCACTTAAGGATATGCAGCAAGCTAATAGTCCTACTATACGTAAGAAAATTCTTGAGGAGTGGCAAGGCAGTCTTAACTCTCGGTTGTCCGCCGATGCCTCAATTATTGTCATTATGACGCGTTGGCACGTCAGTGACTTGGCCGGTTACTTATTGGCCGAACAGGCTTTGCCTTGGCAAGAATTGCGGTTACCACTTGTTGCCGAGGAGCATGATCCACTCGGTCGTTCAGTTGGAGAAACATTAGCCCCTGGAAAACCTCTATTCAAAGATAAAAAGTGGGCTGAGGAAAAGCGTGTAGTATCTGGTAGCAAAGTTTGGGCTGCGTTGTATCAACAGAGACCGGTTATTGAAGGCGGGAACATTTTCAAGAGCGACCAAGTTCACTATTACTTACCTAATGCTGCTACTGCTTCGAAGCTTGGACTTGACCATGATGACTCAGTGGCAATCTTGCCAACATTAGACAAGATGTGGTGCAGTTGGGACCTTACGTTTACTGACAAAGACACATCCGACTTTGTGGCTGGTCAAACTTGGGGCAAACAAGGTAGCAACTTCTACCTACTTGATCGTGTTCATGGACGTATGAGTTTTCCTCAACAAATTGAGGCTATCAAGTCAATGAGCCAGCGACACCCAGAATCGAGTGCAGTGTTTGTTGAAGACAAAGCCAATGGGTCGGCAGTTATTACCCAGATTCGTAACTATATTTCAGGTGTGATTGGTGTTGTTCCTAAAGGAGATAAGACAGCACGAGCTAGTGTTGTCGTTCCATTCTTTGAAGCAGGGAACATCTATCTGCCACACCCGCGCTGGCAACCATGGGTACGAGAAATGCTGGATGAATGGACTGGATTTCCAAACATGGAGCATGACGATGAAGTTGACAGCATGACTCAGGCACTTAGCCAAAACATGGCTTCAAAGATGCCAGAAGCATCAGTATATGAGCACAGTCTCTATGGAGGTGTGTTGCATTAGGAAAAGAGGTGAGTTAATTGGCGATTGGAATTGATCACTATCATATTCGACAGAACGCATTGAATCGTTTTATTAGTGGTTATGGCGATTGGAATGAAGACCATTCACAGTTTCTTAGCAAAGATATTTACGTTGATGAGAATGACGTATTACGCTGTTCTCCGGACTTTGATATCTCTAGAAATTTCGGCCAGATATACACGTTGTTGAATAATTACGATAACTTACGCGACATTTATCATGAAAAGATGCGTTACTACAAAGGCGATCATGGTAATATTCGAACTCGTACTTACAATGACCCGACGGGAGCTAATGCGAACGATGATCGGAATCGTGTTGTAGTCAATATGCCTAAGAACTTAGTCAATACTTTTACCGGTTACACTAATGGGATTGCCCCAAAAATAACCTATTCAGATAATCCATCAGCTGATGGCGAACCTGATGCTGGTTCGAAGGCTGTTAACGATGATTTGGCAGTGTTGTTTAGCCGTAGCCGTTTTAATGACGTGATGTTTGAGTGGTCAAAGCAAGCTTCTATTCACGGGCGAAGCTATTGTTTAGCGTATCTCAATAGCCGAGGACAGCTAAAACTAACGTTTAAGAGCCCTGAGAATGCTTTTGTAGTGTACAGCAACAGTAATGACAGTGAGCCAGTATTTGCTGTTGACTTTAATCGCGTGCAGGGCGCTTATTATGGCACGGTTCACACGACTGATTTTGACTATCAATTTAACAACGGTGACGTAAAAAAAGCACAGTCATCCGTTGGCTTTGAGAACAGTGTAATAGGACACCAAGGGCGGGTTTCTAACCCGTTTAAAATGATTCCACTGATTGAAATGGCACAGAACGACGAGCGAGAGGGTGTATTTGATGATGTGATCAGCTTAATTGACTCAATGGACAACACCATGTCAGCGAAGATTGATGACGTTGATTACTTCCGGGCAGCCATTCTTTATATCGCGGGAGTTGCGGAGCTCACACCAGAGCAAAAAGAAACTATTCGAAAGTGGCATATCTTCCAAATCCCAGATACTGTCATGATGACTGAAAACGCAACACAAAAGTTCGATGTTCATTACCTAGATAAGCCAGATGGCGATAACGTGCAGGAAAATGCCATTAAACACTTAACCCATCAAGTTTATGACACGGCCCAAGTTACTAACATGAATGACCCTGATTTTGCTAACTCAACCGCTAGTGGTGTGTCCCTTGATAAAAAGATGCAGCCTATGCAGATGATGGCCGCCATCAAATTTAGAAAGATGGAAGCAGCTGTTCAGGATCTACTGTTCTTGATTTACGCATACAACAATGGTGAGGCACGTTCTTATGACAAGGCGGATGAAATGGTTCGCGATACTACCATTCAGTTCACGCCAAACGTTCCTCACGATACACTTCAAGAATCGCAGATTGTGAAGAACTTGAACGGCATTGTTTCGCTGGACCAGTTACTTAGCTATCTGTCTAGCGTCAAGAGTATTCCTGATGAAATGGCACGGATTAAAAAGCAACAAGCCGCTAATCAAACCAAATTTGCGAACGCACCATTAGGTGACGGCCCAGTTGGGCCAGAGAACGAAAGTGATTCGCAAGGTGATGATGATTCCGAAGATGAAGGTGATGATAGCTAATGACATTGACGGGATTACAACTTATCAAACAGCGCGAACAGCAAATTAAATCCAATGACCATAGTGATGATGTCTATATTGACGCGTTGCTTACCGGAGCTAAAGGTAAGATTGCAGAGACACTGAAATATTTTCGCGATCACTATGCGGTTGATGGTGTGTTGTCAGTATCTGAAATGCGCTCAAATGTCAATAACGATGATTACGAACTGTGGCAGGACTTTATCCAGCAGTATGGGCCACGGCTGATGAAAGATGAGGCTGCTAGTTACCGCTTGAAGAGTGCCAAGCAGCAAGCGGGAATTGACCGTGAACATCTGCTTGATTCAATGGTAGCTATATCAATCGCCTATGCCGCTTTAGGCGTCAACGACTACAATGACCAGACACTAATGAATGAAGCCACCCAATCCATGCGATTTCAAAACAGCTTCATGAGAACACGTGGAGATGCGCCACAAGATACTAGTGAATTAGTTGAGACTGGTGCAATCAAACTGATTAATGCAACTACCCAGGGACTTTCGATGGAAGACCGCGTGTGGTTGCGCACCGATGCCCTGCGTGACCAAGTAACGGCAACGTTTGACCGAGCATTCCAAGTGGGACTTGATGATGCTTATTATCAAGGCCATTTGTTTAAAGAAGACAGTAAGAGTAGCAACTCAGCGTCTAAGCATTTCAAGTCAGCCAAGGGTTATCTAGCCAACTCACTTCTCCGGGATAAGAAAGCGGGAATGGCTGCCCTTGCTGGTGCAATTGTTGCCGAAAAAAACAGTTTAAATGTTGGCTATTGGTACAACGTGGAAGACGGGCATGTATGCGAACAATGTATTCAACTGACCAACGCGAGTCCATACTCTTCGAACAATATACCTGATGCTGCCCACAACGGTTGTCGCTGCTTTATTGTTTATTACAAAATTTAGGAGGAATTTATTATGGCAAATGAACCAGGGCCACAAGGCCCAGCTCCACGAAATGTAAGTGCTGAACAGTTTAGTGCACTTGAAAGTAAAGTTGACAAATTTACCGGATTACTTGAAAAGTTTGTCAATTCTCAACCCACCATGCCGCCAACACCAGAGCCTAAGCGAGACCCAGAACCGCCAACTCCCGAAGAACCAAAGGAGCTAGGCGGTTTTAATTTGGAACAAATTCAGGCGATGGCTGCGGAGAGCAAAGCCCGCACTGAACAAGATCGCCAAACAGCTATCGCTACCGCTGCTAAGGAAAATGGCATCGAATTAGACGATAGTCTTTCGGCGATGATCTTGAATTCTAGTAAAACGACGGATGATATTGCTGCCAATATTAAGTCTCTTGCTGGACTGAAAACGTCAACGCCACCTAATACTGACCCAGGCTTTAGTCCGGACGGTGATCATACCGCTCAAGGTGTGTTCGGGGATGCGTTAGCTGCCAGTTTCGGCAAGACCACTAAAGAATAGGAGGATTCAAAATGGCATTTATTAAGACACGAGTATTTGGAACTGGCCGGGAAATTCTGACCAATTTTAGCCATGCATTGACATTGTCATGCATGGTACAAGACACAAACGCTGGAAACGGCTGTATCCCGCGCTAGTCACAATGTTACTGGGAACTA